GATCTGATACTTGAAACCACCAAACTGGAGTCTGACGAGGTTTTTCAGACGCTGTGCATGACAATTGACCGTGTTGTGTTAGGAAAGTCTTGAAAAAATGGCTTGAAGGGTCGGTAAGTTATAAATACGGTTGATGATTTCTACTTTCAAAGACATTACGGAGGTTTCATGTTGCCCGCAATCGAGGTTGGAAGAATCTGCGTCAAAATCGCTGGTCGAGAAGCTGGAAGCAAATGCATAATCGTGGACGTAATTGACAAAAACTTTGTGCTCATTACTGGTCCCCCAAAAATCACCAAAGTGAAACGTAGAAGAGTCAACGTGAATCACGTTGAACCAACTGAAAAGAAAATTGCCATCAAACGGGGAGAAAGCGACGAAGAGATCACAGAGGCTATTGACAAGAAGACAATGAATTATCTGAAGGAACCCATCAAGATCAAACTATAACCTAACTTCATATTTTGTGTTTTTGACACCATTTTTCCACATCTTCCAAATTCATCTCACGGATTCGATGAATGCCCTCCATTAAGGCAATCACATACAGTATGGAGCGGGAAATTCGGAATCCTCGTTTTGATTTGACGCGTTGCTGGTCAAGTCGATGCAACTCCCTCTCGAACTCCCACTTCCAGTCAGATGGCAGAACAAAACTGATGTGAGTTTTATGTTTCTTAATAGGCGTAGCTTATCTCCCCAACTTTCTGTAGGCAGTTCCACGAGTTAGAACACCCAATTCTCTACGCGTTTCGGAGATTATTTCCGCTAAGTGAGGAGGCTCAGCAATCAGCGTTAAAAGGCTCTCAAACTCTCCCTCATCATTCATTTGATGATCCACCAATTGGATGCGGTAATCTCCATTAATATTCTCGTTCGAACTCATCACGTGAATGGTTTCTCCAGCTATAATGTTCGGGTCACCGATCACCGCAACTTTCAGAAACTCTGCAGGACTCTTTCGATAGTTCAGTTCGGCAGTAGCCACCTTGGAGCAAGAGTCATCTGAAACCAGCGTTTCATCAGTTATGGCTAACTCTCTCAAACCATACTTCGACTGACTCACAGAGTCTTCCTCCACACTGCTCCAACGACACTTGTTAAAGAACAGGTTGTCAACACGGAAATCAACCCCAACCGTTGTGCTTATGTAAAAGGATAATTTTTTCACGTTTTCCCAATCAAACGGTTGAGTATTAAATACACTGTGTTCCCATTGGTCGCTGTTTCTTTTTCCCGCAGGAAAACCCTGTAGACTCCATTCACCATCAGGTATTTGAAGATGGCGTCGAACAATCATCCCAGCCGTGTCTTCAAGTTGAATTGTGAAATATGGGTATCCCGCCTCCGGTTTGAGTTGAAACGTCAAACTCGGATACAAATTGCAGTTAACCTCTTTTCCCGCGTTTAAGGTGAAAACAAGAACTGTAGCAGTGCCACCTGATGTTTTAATGCTGTACGAACCCATCACCTTGTCGGAACTGTCAAGAGAAAGAGTAGATCCAGCAGAGCCAGCGCTCCAAACTCCATCTGCAGGAGTTAAAGATTCTGTCCAAGCGTCCCTGTCTAGAGGACGCGGTTTAGAAGCCTCTCCATAAACGTAGATTTTGTTGCGAACCCGTTCAATAGCCGTCTCATGCTCGCATAATGTGATAATTCCGCCTAAAGAAACACCACTCGCATATTTGTCTCTTGGAAAGAATTTGATGTCGCCTTCTTCACATTTAAAGTCATATCCGATAACGGCGCCTGCGTCCTTCGCTGTTTCAGCGATATACTTGATAATTTCCCACGCTGGCTTATTCTCATACTCCTCATTCACGTAGGTGCTAGTGGTCACCTCAACTCCAACGCTTTCCAAAGACGTGTAATTCGCCAGCACATCCTTAACGATTTCAGAGCCTTCCTTGTTCTCATACTCTTTAGTGACTAATCGATTGAACAACTCCGCGCCCAAGTCAAGTCCTCTTAGGCGCAAGTAATGTTGAGGACCGCGTGGCGTGGCTTCAGCCCGTTTGGCAACGGAGCTGATTCTGCCCTTAAAGACTTTGATGAGTTGTTGTCCTGTTCGAGACATTGCAACCTCAATTAGGTCTCCAACGTTGATTTGATCCGTGTACTTAGCATCATAGTTTTGGATGAGACAGTTAACTGAATCCACCTCCTCTGTTACTGCCAAATTAACGTTTAAGTCAACAACATCTAGGTCGTCGGAGGGGGTCAACATAGTTTTCTCACATATTTTCACGTAGTCAAACTTCACGTGTTGATCCGCTGATCCGTTAACGGTTAACACGATCTCGTCGATGTCTCCGAGGTATGGAGGCGACCCTACACCGTCGTTCTGCAAGTCCACCGTCTTGATTCCTGTGTCAGCAAACGTTTTGGAGGATTTCACGTTGCCAGCCAGTTTAGCTTCAAGCTTCCACGAAGAGCCAGTTAACTCTGTGCATTTTATAATGGCGTATCTATGGATTGACGTGTTAAAACTCCAACTCTTACTCATCGAAGCGAAGGCATATGATGAACTGATGGTTAGAGTTCCGATCTTCCCGTCAGTTGATAAACTTCCCTGACCCACAGTCCAGCCAGACGCAAACACGTCGTCAAAGTGTTTTACGCCTCTAAAAACGTCAACTCTGCACTGTGGGTAGCCCATGCTCACGACATACCACTTCCTGAGTGGAAACCAGATAAACACGGCGGCTTTGTGGAAGATCATGTTTCATCGCGCTCACGTTCCGCTAGTAGTATCCACCCCGCCTAGTGATTCGTTCATAATCTTCCTCTTCCCTTCTCCTCCTTGCAGCCCGTTCACGACTTGCTAGGGATGCGTTGTATTCCTGCTGCGCTGCTGTAGCGTCCCGTGTGGTGGAGGCGAGCCAAGCCATGTACGCCGCGGTGGCAACAACCAAGCCTACGCCTAACGTCAACAGCGCAACCTTCATAGCTAAAGCGGTGTTAAACGCCCAGGTAGCGCCTGTGGCAATTGAGGTGGCAACAGAGTAAGCTTTCTGTGCAACTATTACGCCCCATTTTGTGCGTAAGAATACTCCAAGCGCTGTTGTTACGGTTCCTAACGTGCTGATCCATCTTGCTGTTGACTGGTCTAGTAGGCCAAAGCCCTCTGCCACATGTCCGATAACCGCGGTTAGAGCGCCCAATCCAGCGATTCGGGTTCCAGCACTTCTAATTTTTTCACCCATGCTTTCTGCGTCTCTTTGGATTCTTCCAAACTCGCTGCTGGCTCTGTTCACGGCCCGTATTGTTATGGCTATGTCGCTGAAAGCCATGGTTATGGGCCTCCTGTTTCATGGATGGCGTTGTCGATGCCACGTTTGATTATTTCCATTAGCCTTGGACGATATGTCTCAATGGTTTGGCTGAGAAAACGATGGGCACGCATGTAGCGGGTTCCAAACTCCACGAAAACAGCGTAGGGTGCGTTTGCGCCGACCTTTAACATCCACTCTTGCACTTTAGCGTATATGGATGCTCGTAGGCGGCCGGTTTTGACTGGAACGATTTGGCGTGCCATATTCTTCATATCAACGCCTAGTTTCCTGAGTTGTTGGTGAACGTTTCGTCGCATGTTATAGTCCAGCCTTTCCATTTTCGTCTTGAGTTCTTCGATTCCTTTCTCCTCTAATTCAATTTCAATGGACATGGGGGGTTCCTCGTTTTGCCTTTTCAATTTCCTCCTCGGTTTGTTGGTCCACCTCGTTGAGGATTACAATGAACTCTTCGATGGTTTTGGCTGGTTGAAGTTCAAGTTCTTTAGGTGTCCAGCCGAACTCTTTGCACAATCGAAACTTGGTGAGGCTCGGATGCGGTTTTCCACGTCTCATCGCCCTCACGAGTTTTTTGTTTCCTCCAGTGTCAGGCTGCAGAGGCGGTTCACAATGTTGCTGAAGAGTTCTCCGAGTTCTATTGGGATTCCGTTTTCTTCGTCCATCAGCTTCTCCAGCGAGATGGGGTGGGTTTCTGGCTGTTCCTTTAGCGAAGCCCATATTGTTTCTGCCTGAATCGCGGGCAGATCACTGTTCATCACCTGTCCTGTCACTGGATGATACTTTGTGTATTTAGTTATGATTCGGCTTCGTTTCATCCAAGACATCTCTTTGAACACGTACTTACCAGCGTATTCCTCGCCAAATCGGTTGTCCAACTCCACGGTTTCTGTTCTCATCTATAGACCCCTCTTAGCTCAGGTTATGGACAGCCCACGCGCTTCCCACTCTAGAGTTTGCGCAACCGTGTCTTCTATGCGGGTTGGAAGCCGGCTTGAGCGCCATTTGCAACCAGTGAAAGAAAAGCTTGTTCCACTTATGTTGAAATCCAACGTAAATTCGGTGTCGCCCAGAATGTCATCCAGCTCAGCTTTTGACTCAAAGTCAGCTCGAACCATCCCCTGCAATACTTCATGTCGCTCCGGCAAGCTCTTGATCAAGTAAGGGGTTGATGATCGGATGACTGGCTGACGCTTAAGGTTGTTGCCAATTTCAAAGCTGAAATCGCTGAAACGTGTGATTTCCACAATATCCTTAGTCACTGTGCAGTCGCTTCCCGTCAACGGATTAGCTGAAGGCTCAGTCTCGTAGCTGGCTCCAACTTTAGCGGTTCCAACAGCCACATCTTGTCCAACTAGTTCAGCTGCTACTTTCACCGGATTCTCAATTGAAACGTCAACCCTCACGTGGTCAATTTTACATCCTTTATGGTTTAAACTGATGATGCCCGCTGTTTTTTCGTAGAAAACCTCGACGCTCATAGACTTCAACGAGGTTGCATAGTTGAGGAAGGTCCAGTTCTGCGGCACATAAACAACCTTCAGGTCGACATGTCGCATTCCTCTACGCATGGCTTTCACATTTCTTGAGCCAACACCTCGAATCACTATGTTCCTCGGATTTAACGCTGGCTCTATCTCTTGCACAACTCCGATCCAAAGCATCGTCGGGCTCGCAGGAGTTTCGCCATAGGTGGTTTCTTCTACGTAGTAGATGTGGGATTCCTCTCCAGTATAGACTGTAGACGCCAAATCTCAATCCTCCATTTTTCTCTAAATTTTTTCATAACGATGTGTTATAACCGTGACCTCTACGCGCCAATAAGGCGGTTTACTGCTCATTTCCTCACCTTCCACAATGTCTCTAACATCCACGAAACTGAGAGCGCCGCTCGGATTCTTCCGGTTAGCACGTATGATTCGTTCTATTTCCTGTCTCAGTTTCCACCGCATTTCTTTTCCAGTTATACCGGTTTTGTCGATGCTCCATCCTATGATTCGATAACGGTCACTGTAGCGCACCCAGGAACCTCCAACATTAAGCTTTTCCATGGAGCCCTCTGCCAAACCTACTGTGATCTGAGCATCGAAATCTTTGAAGAGTTGGCTGTTAAACCATTCATGACTGACGTGAACAGTTGCAACAGTAACATCATCATCCTTGGTTAGCGAAATGTTATTTTTGATCAGATTCATCAGGGTTGTTTTCGGATCTTCAACAGTCATTATGTGTTCACGCTCCAGCCAAAATGCAGGTGGCAACAGAAACAAGCAACGGACCCCTAGCGTTTGGACTGGTGAAACAGCGACCGTCAGACCAAACGCTGTCCAAAACTGCGCCGTTGGAAAGTGAGCACCAGCGCATGAACTTAACGGCGTCGTCAATGAACCTAGAGTATCGGGTTGAGTCCACCTTCTCCATGGCAATCTTCATTAGTGCAGCGTAGTGGGAGTATTCTTCAGGCGGATCAGTGGCTTCAAACATGGCGTGATAGAGGTATCCGCCCCAGCGTCCCCTGTTCATTGCAATCATCTTGTCGAGGGCGTCAGAAATGTTCTGGGTGTGGGTTCCAGGCGTGCCATACTTGTCGTCCCAATCTTTCAGCGCCCAAGCAACCAAAGCTTGAGTGTAAGTGACATCTTGTTTGAACGTGATGTAGACGCCTGGCGCGGTCTCGCTCTGCGCACCCAGCGGATACTCAGTTTGATAGTCGTAGGCGGCTGATCTCCACATGTAGTTGTCGATCCAACTTATGATTCTCTCTATGAAAGGTTTAACATCGCTGTTGTTGCTGTCTTTAACCGTGTCGCCGTAAGCGTCTAGTCCACGAGTTAAGCCCAAGATAACTTCAGCCATGTCAGCGCTAAAAGCAACCTGCTCAACAACCCCACCTATAACTTGGTTCCAAATACATCCGGTGGAGCCATCCTCTAGGCTTTTAAGGAAGGCCGCGGCCTTTTGCCAATCTGTCTTGTATAGGGTGGTTGTGTTACGGGCGTCGTAGTCTGCCATGGCGAAGGCCATTAAGGCTGTGCCGCTGTCCACTTTTCTGTCCTCGTATCTGTCAAAAGGCTTGTAAGGGTAATACTGCTGATCCCAAGAGCCGTCTGCGTTTTGAAAAGTCACCATCTCGTCCAAAACGTTTTTGGCCAGAGTGTTTTCGCCCTTAGCCAGCAGCGCCAACAACGCGTAACCGCCCTCGTATGGAACAATCATACCGCCGGGATCAGCAACCGGCAAGTTGGTTGGCAAGATCAAAAGTTTCAGGTAGTCAAGCGGTATCGATGTTACCGATGTTTTCTCAGATGTGTCGCGCACAAGGTAAGCGTCGCTAGGTTCACGGGTTGGAAACTTCTCTCTAAAGGCTTGGTTTACTCCCATCGGGTTTCATCCTCCTAAAATGGTTCCTTCGAAGTCTTGTCCTTCTCCTGCAGGAGCTGGGACAAAATGTATAATTTTGATGGTGATGGTTTTGGGACCTGTGACGTGTTCTGTGCGAAAGATAACGTAGGCGTTGCGGTCGGCTTCGCTGGTCATGTAGCTGGCCTTAACATCCTCGTCCACGTAAAGTCGGTATATGGCTGAACATGTTCCGAAAGCGATGAACCCATCCAGTTTGACAAGTCTATCTGCTCCAACACTGTAAGAAACAATGATGGTTTCTTCTCCAGGCGGCACCAGCGTCTTCGTGTCCCAAGCCAACGGCATTATGCAATCAGCCTCCTGCAGAGAGCAGTGCGATATTCAAATACGCCTCGGAAATGGAAGACTTCAGGAACTAAAACCTCATAATCCTCGTTTCTACACGTGACTTTGTCCTTGTGTTTAACGTCGGCTGTAACATAAATTCGGATGTAGTCTTCGTTGGTGTATCCAGCTTCAACGAGAACTTCACCAGCTGAAACTTGTTGAACAATTGCTTTGATGGGTTCCGTTGTCCAAGTGACCGCGCGGTCGCCAGTTTCAGGGTCGATTGTTCCCTCTTGTCGTTTATGCCACGTTATGTCTTCTCCCATTTTGCGTAAGATTTGCTCAAAACGCGTCATTCTGATGAGTCTCCTATATTCGTTTCAGTGTTGCGCCCCGCATTCTTTTTAGCACTCGTTCAACCTCTCGTTGAAGGGCTTTTAGAGGCGGCGCTCCGCTAAGCACGTCGACGCGTTCGTTTCCAACTGAAAAGCTGAGGCCAACAGCGCTTCCGCCGGTTAGGTAACAAATTGCATATATGGCTGCAAGATTTGTGATGAACAGCGCTTCTTCGTCGGTGCAGTTGTTGTAGTCGATGTTGCGTCCTGTTTCTAGCTTCAGCGTAACTTCTGCCTTCTTAATCATTTTTGTGATCTGGGCATCTGCGATGTCTGTTGATGTTACGTTTAGGGTGTCTCGGACATCGTCGGCTGTGACGCTCGCCAATCAATTCACTCTCTGAAAAGATTATGAATAAATAAGAATTATTTAAGGTTCGTTGAAAAAATGAAAAGCAAAAAAACAGTTTTTCAAGAAAGCAAGCAACAAAACAGTTTGTTTTACAAACAAGCAAGAAAGTTATGGCTGTGGTTTACGTCGCTTATAGACTTCTATCCCCAAAATCAACAGTTTCTGCACCACACTACTCTTCGCAACTCTTTCACCCCTCTTTAAGCACTCGGACTGCTCTATCTTCCAGATCTCCTCGATCTGCCGCAAAACCTCCCTGTCAACGGAAACGTGCAGATGATCCTTTCTCAAGTTAAACACACCTCGATTGGTTTTTGTTTAGAATAATAGGGCTGTGGATGATCCTGTTCTGAAATATGAACCATGATAACGTCTAAGCCTTTATCAGGGTCGTATTGTGAAGGCGTTAAGTCTGGTGTGTAAGGCTCCATTTTTTCTCCGTCAAGAGGACAGTACCTCCAGCAGTCGCAAACAGCGTAATCAGCGGGTCTGGGACGACATATCTTTCTTCCACATCTCGGACAGGTCCCGCAAGCGTATCCTATTTTCGTTACCATTTTATCTAACCACCATCACGTTTTTGTTTTCTGGATCAGTTTTCTTCAAATTGATGACTGGTCTGCCAAAGTCGAGGAAAACACTCACGGCTTTATGCATTACTACGGTATCTTCGGTTTTCTTGTCCATTGAGTAATACTTGACTACTGTTTGATATCCCGTTTTTTTGTATGTAACCTTCAACGGAGTTTTAAGATTCTCCGTATTGCCTGTTGCTTGTTCATACCATGAGCGGTCAACTGTTTGTGTTGGGATATTACCGTTCACATCAGTTGTTTCTGAAAAGGCTTGTCCATAGGGTGAAATATATTCCCCTACAACAGACACTCCGCTTAATGAATCGCCATTCTTGTCTTGGCAGTGAACGTCAAACTCGTATTGACGATAAACCTTTGCTGTAGAAGTTCCATGCCAATAAAATTCCCAACTGTCAAATTCGCAGTTAATTAAGTGAGGGTCAACCGAAATTTCACGCATATACAGAGATTTTATTCCCGCATTTTTGCCGATCAGATTAGAAACGTCTGCAACATAGCTAGTATAGAAATAAAGGTGGTAGTCATTATTGTAGAGAAATATTCTGTCTATTGTTGAGCCTAATGGTCTGTCAACACCATAATTAGAATTTTTGACTTCTACATCGTATATATCGTTACTTCCCGCCATAGTACCGTCAAGAGGTTCTAGCTTACATCCGTCAAGAATACTGTTGTAGACTTTCATTGTGGCGTATCTATTGTGAACTCGTAAATCCCTTCCACCAACTCTATTAGTGTTAATGAAATGGCATGAATAGACTTCTAAGAGAGTATCCCGATAAGAATATAAAAGTCCAATACCCCATTGTGTAAAGCCTGCGATTATTTGAACTCCTTTATAGCTCAGTTTGTTTGTAGCATCCAACAAAATTCCAAAGCGAAGGTTGCCATATCTTGTTATTTCGATTAAGAATTGATTGTTACCCGAAATAGCGGTTGAAAGAAATGCCACTTGAACTTCCGTGTCGGCAAACCATGTTTCGGTTGAGGCATTTCCGATTTTCAAGCGAGCGTCAATTGCATATTGAACGTCACCTTGTTTGGTCACTACGCCCCAACCGCCAGCTTGGTCTGCTTGATAAATATCTTCAAACGTGCATGGTGTTTCTTCAGTGTAGCCAGTCACGGTTATTGTGTTGCTCGGAGCGTCATAGGTAATAGCCATTTACACGACCTTAACCCACTTCTCAACTTGCTTGGCTTCCTCGGTTACGAGTTGTTTCTCCCATCGCTCCGTCACTGTGCCTTCAAGCTCAACGCTACGGTTCATGATGGTTTTAATTTCATCTCGTATAGCTTTCAGTTTGGCTATACTTTCAGCATTTGGAATGATGTGGAGTTCGGTGTTTTCGTTTGGATAATAGATGACCTCCAGAACATTCTCATCTTTGTCAACATTGAAGTTTCTGCTCCAACTGAACAGCTTTTCGATTTTAATTGTTCCCTTGACCATTTATATCAACTCCTCGTTATGTTCCACGTTTCTGAACCAGCTACACCAGCATTGCTAAATTCAAGCGTGAAAAGCAGTTCTGCACCGTCATAGAATTTTATGTACTTAATATTGCCGTTCGCGTCTTCCCAAAAACCGATTTTTGTAACGTTTTTTCCTTGAGGCGCGTTAGCTAAACCACTCCTAATTGCGTCGTGAATAGCCTTGTACGCCTGTTGGTATTGGCCCCACTCAATTTCTTCACTCATTTCCAGTCACCATAAAAAAATGGGGAAAATTGGGGAGTTTATACAGAAGGTCGCTCAAGTTAAAGCCCTACCAACCGGTTCCCCGTGCAACTGCTTTGCTTCTTAAAACGCCTAAACCAATTCGTTCCGACGCAACTATGCCGTAGCGGTCTTCCCTCGGGTTTTCAAATGGTTCTGTTAGGATGTCTCGCCTCAACAGCATAACAGCGGCAACGTCTGTATCAATGGCCAAAACGGTTCCGTCAGTTGCCTTCGTGCTCACAAGGACCTTCATGCCGAGATAAGTCTCGCCTAGAATGCCTCTCGCCAAATCAACTCTCTCACCGAAATAGAAACTGTGGATGAACTTGTCATCCTGCCACAAGTCAGCAGCCTGTTCTGGATGAATCACCAATACTTTAGCAGAGAAGCTCTCCTTTTTGATGGCATTCCAAAAAGAAACCACTCCTGCCCAATTCAAGGTTCCAGCGCCGCTGATTTCCGCTCCTCCAGCGAGGTTAGAGGCGGCGATGCCCGTGTAAAGTGTGTAGATCCTCTCGGTTTCCAGTTCTGCAATGGTTCTTCCCACTTCAGCGGTTTGGCGTTCCAAAACCGGCCAGGTGGCGTCTTCTAGGAACGTCTTTGAATATTCTGCTCCAGCCTTAATTTCGATGTTTGCTTTTACGTCAGTGGTCTCATATTTTTCTCCGGTTATCCATGTCTGCGCCAGTTCAGCTGTTCTGTAGGCTTTGCCCAGTTTTGCTTTTGGAAACCGGACTATAGCCTCGGTAGAAGGCATAACCCACATCATCTCTCTTCCAATCAAAGCGGGTTTAGCAGTTTCTACCACCACGTTGTGCATCTTTCCAAGCGCTCCAGCAGCGTCGCTTAGAATCGCCTCCTTCATGACTCTTTGAACCATCGGGTTTTCCTTCGCCCTAGCTATGATGTCGGGTAGAGCCGACTGGTAATCTGCGTCGTTTAAGATAGCTTCAAAAAGTTTCGGACTTGTCATGTCTAATCGCCTCATTTCTCCACCATGATTAGCCCGGTGTCGCCGTCAGCAAACGTTTGTAACGCAAAACCTAGCCTACGCGCATAATAGATAGTGTAGGTTCCAGTGCCGCCCTCGTCAACCGCTTGATCCGCCAGTGCCTTAACGTCTCCGGTGGTGTGGGTTTGAACTGCTGTGCCTCTGGTTATGGCGCCGTAAGCTGTGACTTTCACTACTCCTCGAACGCATACGGGACAGAATTCTCCAGCTTCGACTGCTTTTAACGCTATTCCGATGGCGTCTCCCTCTGCTGAGCACTGTGACACTTTCATGTCGCTGCTGAGGTAGACGCATTTACCCTTTGAAATAGTGGTTTCCGCCTCGAAGCTGTAAACCGTTCCGTCTCCAATCATCTCCCCAATTTCCGCGTCAGACCATAAGTCAGCCATTCAATTCTTCCTCCATTATCTGTCGGTTTCACCGTTCCTTCGCGGCTACTCCCGGTCACTTGGTGACTGCAACTTCTGTTTGAGTTTCTGAACCAGCCGAGTTGGACCGTAACCCCAAAACCTTGGAACACGTTCAGGTAAAAGCGTCAAAACCTCCCTCTTGCTGATGAAATTCGTTGTTGCAGGTTTTTCCAACTCTTCGGAAGGTATTATAGCCTCACCAAGTTTCCGCCCAGCCGCAGCTTCTATTGCTTTTTCTAGGGTGGAGACGCGAACTTCTAAAGCGTCAAAGTTCGCGTTCACGATTTCAATTGTCTTCTCAACGCTTTCAATTAGCTCACCAATCTGTGGTGCTTGCTGAAGCGCCGTTGCACTGGGAGCCTGCTGCCGCAAATATTGGGGATGTGTGTTCAGCCAGTCATGCATCTTCTCAATAGTCCAACCTTTTGCTTTCGTGAAAAGTAGAGCTTGAGGTTGAAGGTTTTCAGGGTTCTCGCGTAGACGACCAAAAATGGCTTGCACCCCATTTTCCAAATCAATCCAGGCGGTGGAGAATCTTTCTTCTAGGAAGGCTACGGGATCTCGAACTGTGTATAAAATGAACTCTTGCGGTTCAGCTTGTTCTTTCCCAGCAGTCCAGGAGGCTTGCTGAAAAGAGAAAGGAGAAGGGGACTCGTTAGGAATCTTAGAAGCCTCTGAGACTGCTTTTGGGGTGTTTTTCGGTTTCCTTAACCTTTCTACAATGGCTTCCCAAACCTCCACCGTGGTGAGCGGATCGCCTGGCTCAAAACTCTTAAGAAGCGATAAGCCAGTGAAGTGGATGCCTCTTGGTGCTACGCCATTCATTTTTTCCAGGGTCTTCCACTCGAACTCAACGCTGCAGTGTTTTATTTCGCCTTGTCGAATCATGTCTAAAACTTCTGGGTCGTCTAGTTGAGCCACGAATTCGATGGCTCCATCCTCATATTCAGCGTCCACAACGCTACCGCGTAGGGGCTGACTGTGATCTAGGAGGAGAGGCTTGCTTTTCAAGGTTCTAGCAGCTCTGATTAATTCGTCTTCTAGGTATTCGCGGACGCTGGGCCACTCCTCTGGATGAACGGTCTTTATGGGGTGAAGAGCCTTTCCTTTGATGGTGGTGGTTTCTGGCTGAAGTGTTAGGTCGCCGGTCCAGCTGTAAGCTTCTTTTTTTGTTTTCTGTTGTGTCATGGGTTTTGTGTCGTCGTATCCAGTTTTTCGTAGCCAGGCGTAGTAGGCTTGTTTTCCTTTTTCTTCGCCGTGTTGTTTGGTCATGTTGTCAAGTATTTTTTGGAAGTCTGGGTGGATTGGCAAGTGTTAAGTCACCAGAAATAGTTACATTTAGTTAAATTTAAATAATTTTTCTAACAAAAAACACATAGATCCTTCTTACGCAATAAGATTCACTTTCACCCTCTAGTCTCCGCGATGCTATTGTGCGGTTCTCCACGAGTTTTAAATACGCATAAAGAAAACGCTCTAAACGGTGAATAACAAATGAATGATTACACACGCGGAGCCTTCGAGGCGCTAAGCTGGGTGGAAAGCATCATTGAGAATCTGAAGCATCATCCTGATGGGTGGAAGGTTCTAACAAAAGAGGTGAACGACGCTACTATAGACATCAAGCGAGGCGTCGGCGTGGATTTTCGGTACCGGCTGAGGGCCACTACTTAGTGGAGGTAGTCTAGCTCTCGCAGTCTTTTTCTCACGGCGTCTGTGACGAAGTCTGGGATGTTGCGGTATCCGTGTTCTCCACTGTTTACGCATTCTTGGATTTTTTTGATTAGGGTTTCTGGTAGGCTGACTGTTCTGTATTTTTGTGGCATTATCCAACTACCTCACTATATTTGATTATTTTTGGTTAGGTTTACGGGTTTATTATGCGCGTTTAGGTTTTAAAAGCTTATATGCTAAAACTAAATATAACTATTTTTAGTTACAGATAGTGATTCAAAATGAACAACCCCGGACTAAAAACCCTCCTAAGCATCCTACAACAAATCAAAGAAAAAGGCCCACTCACCTTCTACCAACTATCCCTCATGAGAAGCCGAGCCTACGGCCTAGTCTCCCGATACCTAAAATTCTGCCTCAAAAACGAACTAATCGAAATCCACAGCCAACACAAGGGAAGAGGACCATACCCAAGCAAAAAATACCAACTCAGCCCCAAAGGCCACCAACTCATAAACATTTTCGAGA